CGCAAGCAGCAGGGGCCGCGCGGCCCGGTGTGGATGTGCGGCGAGCAGCTGCTGGCGTACAGCCGCGGGCGGCTGGTGTACGTTGCGGATCTCGGCCAGATCATGCTGGCGAAGCTGACGCCGGGGAGGGATGAGACGAGATGCTGACGCATCTGAGCCTGTTTTCCGGGATCGGCGGGCTTGACCTGGCTGCCGAGTGGGCAGGATTTACGACCGTCGGGCAATGCGAGTTTGCCGATTACCCGACGAAGGTGCTGGAAAAGCACTGGCCGGACGTGCCGCGCTGGCGCGACGTCCGGACACTTACAAAGGAGAGTTTTTATGAGCGGACAGGCCTACGAACAGTTGACGTTATTTCCGGCGGATTCCCATGCCAGCCCTTCTCCGTGGCTGGAAAGCAAAAGGGCAAAGGGGATGATCGATACCTCTGGCCGGAGATGCTGCGAGTTATCACCGAGCTGCGCCCGCGTTGCGTTGTCGGTGAGAACGTTCCTGGAATCATCAAGATTGCCGCCGGGCAGGTGGTCGAGGATCTGGAGCGTGCAGGCTATCACGTCGTCGTGCTTAATTTTGAAGCTGCGGCTGTCGGAGCTTGGCACAGACGATCAAGGGTATTCTTCACCGGCCTCGCAGATGTGGCCGACACAGACGGTGGCTGGCTGCACGATAGCATCAGAAAAGAGGATCAACCTGCTCGCAGCCGGGAAAACGACATTTACGAGCAATCAGGGCGTACATGGGGGGGGTGAGCAATCTGCGGGAGCACGTGTTAGCCAGGACGAAAGGGCTGTGGCCGACGCCGCGTGCGAACGAATACAAAGACACGCTGCAATCTGTGCCGCCGAGCAGGAAAAAGGATCCGGGGAAATGCAATCTGACGCAGAGAGTGGCAATGGAGCGGATGTTTGCAACACCGTGCGCGGAAGATGCACAGGAGACACACGGCGGGAACAATCACAGGAGTTTGCGGACGGACGTTGCTGGGCAGCTGAACCCGATGTGGGTAGAGTGGCTCATGGGATTCCCGCCAGGGTGGACAGACTTAAATGCCTCGGAAACGCTGTAGTGCCGCAGCAGGCATACCCGATTTTTAAGGCATTGATGGAGGATATTTTGAGATGAATGGCATATATAAGCTAATCGTCAGCGGGATAGACGGGAACGGCTTTCAGTACATATCTGGTATGCTTGAGCCGGAACGGCTGGATTCTAACGGATTCCGTATTGGAAAAGCGTTCAGCGTAGAGATTTACCACGGAAAAAATGAATCGAGTCTCTGGACGTTCCAGTGGATCGGCGGGGCACCGCACAACTGGACGCACATAAAAACATTCCGGGACGAGATCATAGGCGAGAACGAAGTCCCAGCGCTGCTCAAAAAATATAACCTGATTTCGGAGGATACACTATGACGAATCAAGAAATCGTGCAGGCACTGCGGTGCACGTCTACACCGGGCGGCCTGCACGAAGACTGCACGGGCTGCCCGTATTACCGGAAAGAGCAGCTGGACGCGGAACTGAAAGAAAAACTGGGAGTGGACACATGGCCAAGCTGCGATGTTAACAAGGTTGGAATGGACGCAGCCGACCTCATCGAGCGCCTGACCGCCGAGAATGCGGCGCTGCGGGAGAAGCAGCGGTGGATTCCGGTGACGGAGCGGATGCCGGAACCCGAGACAGGTGTTTTGGCAGTTTGCAATCGAAACGGATACATTTTCGTGATACCGGCTATCTACGAGGACGGGAAGTTACTGACGCAGGAGAGTGCGTGGAACTGGAGCGACATCTACTGCTATGGCCTGCACGACGAGGAGGCGGATGATTACTACATTCCGGAGGGTTGGTGGGAGAACCGGCAGTTCAATCCCGATGATGTATATAACAATCCGGTAGACTGCGCAGTTACCCACTGGATGCCGCTGCCGGACGCGCCGGAGGAAGGAGGCAAGCATGAGTAAAGCTGTTTTGATCAGCATTCGCACAGAGTGGTGTGAGAAGATCGTCAACGGGCGGAAGACCATTGAGGTGCGCAAGACGCGCCCGAAGATGGATACGCCGTTTAAGTGCTACATCTACTGCACGCAGAGCGCTGATATGCTTTGGATTTTGAAGGAAAGGGAACGGTATCTCCATCCTGATAAAATAGCGGATGTTTTCAAGGCTGCTAAATGCGGCGGAGCATATCGGGGGAATGGCAAGATCATCGGCGAGTTTGTATGCGACGACATTTTTGAAAGGATCGTCAGAGTAGGAGCAATCTGTGAACCGCCGAAATATTGCATCTGCGATTGGAACATGGACTGCACACCACTTGATACGCTTCTTGCGGATGCCTGCCTGACAAAAGACGAACTGGAGAAGTATCTGGACGGCGGCGTCGGCTACGGCTGGCACATTTCCAACCTCAGAATTTACGATACTCCGCGCGAACTGCGGGAATTTTACGCTGTGCCAAATGAGGTAGAGGTAGCGCTCAAGGCAAAAACCAAGCCAATCACCCGCCCGCCGCAGAGCTGGCGGTATGTGGAGGAAGAACTATGGGACGGCTGACAAGATCTAATATCAACGTAGACCCGGCTACCGACCGATTTCTGCACGCCGTGATCGGCGGAAAGGAAATCGACTGGAAGCAGAGCAGGGACAGCACACTCAACGTGATGATCAACGGCCCAACGAGCAACGGCTTTGGCAAGGATATTTTCCGCAAGATGGCCCGCGATCTGTACGGACGGCTGAAAGCCTACGAGGACATTGCCGAGCTGTGCGGCGGGTTTGACCGCCTCCGCGAGCTTGCCGAGGCAGACAAGGACGGGCGCGTGGTGGTGCTGCCGTGCAGGCAGGGAGATGAACTGTGGACGTACTGCAATCACCCGGTTAAGCGGGTATATAGTTTTACCGTATCGGATGTGAGCACGCTGAACGGGCGAACCGTGCTGAATACGCTAGGGCTCGGCACGATCAGGCCGGAGGACATCGGCAAAACCGTATTTTTAACCCGAGAAGAAGCCGAGAAGGCTTTGCAGGAAATGGAGGGAAAGGCATGAGCAACCAGGGAGTAATCCGTGGGACAATTGATGGACAGGAAAAGTATTGCAGAATCCCAATCCGTAGCCGCTTGTATGAATCCGTGATGGAAGATAATACGACGGAGCTTTCCTCGGAGGCGATTCTCGCCATGCCGCACGACAAGGCGGCTGCGGTGATTGATGCAATTATGGCGGACTGGCTCTACTGGCTCAAGAGAGCCGGGGAGTTGTGGGTACTGACGCGCAATTCCGCCGAGGAAACGGAGGGCAAGGCATGACCAGAAAACGCGCAAGAAAGATCCTCATGTCTATCGGCACGAGCCGGAACCATGCAAACTGGGGGCTGACGGCAAAGCCGCGCTGGAAGACAAACGCCGGTGTGGTATAGGACACGCTGGCGATCAAACTGTACGCGAAGCTGCTGCGGGCAAGAATGGAGGGCAAGAAGAATGGAAAAACGTAAAAACATGATGGATATGACGCCGGTCTGCGAGCGGTGTGGGAAGGTCGCGCCGGTGGACAACAAGCTATCGACTCCGAACTGGACAGTTTACCGGACAAAAGAGCCGTGCGAATGCGGCGGGAAATACACGGCGCGTGCGTTTTTGGACGACAGCGTGCTTTCATCGTTCGATAAGGAGGCAAACCATTCAAATGATCGCTGAGTATCTTGATAGGAGCAGTTTAGTTGCGCGGATGAAGTATTACGAGGAGCACACAACGGAAGAATCTGGTGAGCATTATGCGTATTCAGTTGCACTAAGAGAGATAAGAAACGCGCCCGCCGCCGACGTTGCGGAGGTGGTGCGGTGCAAGGACTGCAGGCACAGTAAGTATGCAGCGTGGTGCGAGGGATATGCGTGCTGCAGAACAGTTGGAGAGTATCATCACGCAGATTTTGGATGCACAGCCGGAAAACCGCGAACAAACGGAGTTACAGAATGAGCGGACTGCGGTTTGCCCGTGGGGGCGCGAAAGGAGGAAAGCTGATGCAGGATTGCTGTTTTACATGCAAGAAGTTGGAATACAGAAAGAACTACGTTTACCCGTATCGGTGCTTGCTGAATAAGGCAGAACGGTTCTCAGAGGATGAATGTCTTAGACGGGTAATGGAAGTCTATAAGTGCGACAAGTACGAGGAAGCAGATTTGGATGACTATTGTAGTCGGGGCGAGAAGAAGGGCGTGACCGAATGAGCGGACTGCGGTTTGAATCCATGGCGGACATGCCGCCGAGGATGCGGGAGCTTTATGCCAGGCGGCAGGTCGACCTCTCAGGCGCTGCGGCGCCAGCTCCCCTTCACAAGGGGAGCCAAGGGAATGCGAAGTACCGCAACGCACCCGCCGAGCGGGCCGGGATCCGGTTCGACAGCCAGAAGGAGGCGCGACGGTATGACGAGCTGATGGTGATGCTCCGGGCTGGCATTATCTCCGATTTGCGCCTGCAACCGCAGTTCACCTTGCAGGAGAGCTACATCACCGAAACCGGCGAGCGCATCCGAGCAGTGCGGTACACGGCGGACTTTTCGTACAAATTCGGCAGCAAGCTCGTCGTAGAGGACGTGAAGTCCGCGCCGACGCGGACAAAGGAGTATCTGCGCAATCGGAAATTCATGCGCTCGAAATTCGGAATCGATATACAGGAGATTTAAAAATGCCGGAAGAAAAAAACGAATGCCGGACGGGAATGCCGTGCGGCCTGCCGAAAAGCGGGAACGCCTGCATGAACCGCACGACGGCCTGCTGCCTGAAATGCGGCTGGAATCCGGATGAGCAGGTGCGGCGCAGGGCGCTGCCGCTCGTCAAGGGCGCGGACGGCCTGCTGCACAAGGATATCAGCACCAAGGAATAGGCAATCAGCCGGGGAACTATATTTTATCGGACTTATGCCGCAGGCGCTCCGCCATGAGACGGCTGCGGAAGGAAACCCCGGCTTTGCACCCGGCGCACGGAAAATCCCTCAAGCCCGTGCGCCGGGAAAGCGCGTGAGACGTGCGCAAAAACGTCATCCCACACGGGGTATCGCATAGGCCCCGTGCATCGCTTGCCTCCTTTTTATAAGCCGCCTGACGGCAGTCAAGGGCGGCTCGCCCGGAAATGCGCAGCGTAAGTCAAGCGAGCGCGGCGCGCCGGTGCGCAGACGGTGAAAGCCCGTCCTGCCTACGGGGGCCGGAATACCGGCCCCCAGACGAAAGGGATGTGAACGCATGAAACAGGAATTAGTCAAGCTGATCTGCCCGCAGTGCGGGAAGGAATTTTACCGGACGCCGAGCTATCTGCGGCAGTACAGAACATACAAGCCGTGCTGCTCACCGAAATGCAGGAACGCAAACATCAAAGCAGTGCGGGCCGAAGGACACATACAATGCGGAGAGCGCATGCGCGCCGAAAACGGCGAGCTCCGCCTGCCGCACAGCCGGGTAAACATCCGTATTACAAGGCCGATCGAGGTTTATCCGGAGCTGAGCCCGGCCGTCGGGCAGATCTACCCGGCAGAAAAATACCGCCCGCCGACAAGCACGAAGCGGTACGGCTATGTGATCCAGTCCGGCGGCAAACGCATCAATATCCGCGCCGATGAGTGCGTGGAAGTGTGAAAGGAGTATTAAAATGGCAGAAATCATGGGAACTTTTGCGCACGACCTCGACAATTTTGTCGCGTACTACGAAAAGCTGAATTGGGATACCAGCTTCCGGGGCGAGGCATACCCGCCGCGCATCGTCATGGAGCAGTCCACGCCGCCGCTTTTCATAGTGGAGGACGGCCAAAAGAAGCTGGTGCCTAATCCGACGATTCAGATTATTGGCCGACCGGAGACTGAAGTTATTACGACCGGCAAGCTGCAGATCAGCAAGAAGGATTTCACAAATCTGTGCAACCGTGCCGCCGCTCTGCTGGAGCTGTTCTTGCACGGATTTATGCAGGAGCGGAAGGAAATGGAGGCGGAACAGAATGACTGAAACAGCGAAAATCTATCGAGCCGCAATCGAGGTATTCGGCGGCGATATGCAGGTCGCTGTAGCCATCGAAGAGATGGCAGAGCTGACAAAGGAGCTGTGCAAGGCGCAGCGAAAGCTATTTGCGGCCGAAATGTTCATCGGCGATGGGGAAATCGACAACCATGACGAGATCGCAGCGGAGATCGCGGACGTCCAGATCGCGCTGGAAGAGCTGACGCTGCTGTTCGGCGTCCCAGTGGAAGTGCAGATAGCCAGAAGGCAAAAGCTTGCTCGTCTGGAAATGCGGATCGAGAAGGCAAGAGAGGAACGCGGGGACAATCGTGAGCATACCGCACATTGGGAAGACCCGGGCCAGAAGGGGGATATGTGGTATGCAAAGCTGAATGGGCCGGGGCCAGATCCCAAAGGAGCGCGAGGCGCGTGGGGGCACTGCCCGAAATGCGGGGCATCAGATTGCGAATGGGACGCTGAGACAGACGTATGCACATGCAAGGCATGCGGATACACGAACTGACCGTTGAAACTGTGGCCGGAATTTCCGGCCACGCTTTGAGCGGGCAGAAGACCTGTAGGAGCGGACGGCTCTGTCCGCCCGGGAGAAAGAGGTGTGGATGATGGCAAAGAGGCACAAGCGCCGACTGCTTACAGGGGCGGTATGTACGCAGATCGTTTATACCGTGTCCGATGGCGCGGATCCGAAGACCAGCCGGCCGAAGAAGCCGCGGTTCCAGTCGCAGGAAGAACGCGAGGAATTCAACACCAGGATCTCGGCTGCAAAGTTCGCGGCGCTGGTCAACGCCAACTTCTCCCCGTCGAGCTATTACTCCACACTCACGCTCGACCCCGAACATGAGGTACATACCGCGCAGGAGATGCGCCGGATCCGGGATAATTTTTACCGACGCATGGCCTACCGCTACCCGGACGCGAAGATCGTCATCGTCTACGGCCGGGGCAAGTCGACCAACCGCTTCCACCTGCACCTGATCACGGACGGCATTCCTGCCGATGAGCTGGGCAGGCTCTGGGGCCTCGGCAGCGTCATCGACTGCAAGCCACTGCGGAAGCACAACTACTATCTGGATGAGAACGGAAATAAGGTCGACCACGGGCAGGACTACACGGCGTTGGCTAACTACCTGCACGGCCACTGGAAAAAGGAATTCGGCGGGCACCGGTACAAGGCAAGCCGCAGCTGCGCCCGGCCGGAGCCGGAGCCAGCGACCGAGGCGGTCCGGGACTACAGCCCGACGCGCCCGCCAGTCGCCCCGCGCGGCTACATCCTCGTCGAGTCCAGAGCCACGCAGTATGGATTCCTATATTTCAAATATGTATGGGATCCCAAAAACGAGACACATAAGCGGACCGGGAGCCGCCTTCTTTAAGCCTTGTAAATGTGTTGAGTTTTAGAACGAAAGGGTGATAGAGACGAGCGACTACTGGCACAGGGAGTATATCTGCCCATTCTGGCAGGCAGCCGGGAAAAAGACGATCCGCTGCGAGGGAGAATGCGTGCTCGCATTTCCTGAGCGGCGGGAGACGTCAGACTACATCACGCGATACTGCGCCAGCTTTGACTACGTGCGGTGCAGCATTGCGGCGGCGAAGCTCCGATACTACGAAAGAACAGAATGAGAGCCGAAGCGCATGCGGAACACCGTATGCGCTCATTCTGCGTGCGTGGGGTGAAAAGATTTTCCGGATACGCTATGCTGAAAAGCAGAAGGGAGGCGTGAGCCATGGCGAGGAAACCGAAGTATGAATCCGTGGAGCAGATCGAAGGGCTGATCGAGGCGTATTTTGAGAGCTGCAAGGGAGAAATCCTGCGGGATGAGGACGGGCGCATCGTTTTCAACCAGAAAGACGGGACACCGGTCTGGGTGAACCGGAAGCCGCCAACGATCCCGGGGCTTGCGCTGGCGCTGGGCTTTTCCAGCAAGCAGAGTCTGTATAACTACAAGGCCAGGAAAGAATTTATGGACTCGATTTCGCGCGCGCAGACGCGCGTGGAACAATATACGGCCGAAAGACTGTTCGACCGGGATTCTCAGCGGGGCGCGCAGTTCGCGCTGGAGTATGCGTTCCGCTACAGACGGGATGCGGAGGGCGAAAAAAAGGATGAAAGCCAGAGGATCACGATGGAGGCGGAGGCGGAGGCTTACGCGGGATGAAAAAGCGCTGCTTCGGGGAACCGAACGAAAAGCAAAAGCTGTTTCTGCTGGATCATCACCGGCATGTGGCCTATGGCGGTGCGCGCGGCGGAGGGAAAAGCTGGGCTGTGCGGACGAAGGCAAAGCTGCTGGCACTGCACTTCGCAGGGATCAAGGTTCTGATCGTCAGGCGCGCGATGCCTGAGCTCCGAAACAACCACATCGAGCCGCTGAAAAAAGAGCTGGCGGGGATCGCGAAGTACAACACCACCGACAAGACCTTCCGTTTCCCAAACGGATCGACGATCACGTTCGGTTACTGCGACAACGCGGGAGATCTGGGGCAATACCAGGGCGCGGAATACGACGTGCTGTTCATTGACGAGGCCGGGCAGCTGCAAAAGGAGTGGATCGACCAGATCAACGCCTGCGTGCGCGGCACGAACCCGTTTCCAAAGCGGACGTACTACACGCTGAACCCGGGCGGCCCGGCACATGCGTATTTCAAGCGCCTGTTCATTGACCGCAGATTTGAGGACAAAGAGAAGCCGGAAAACTACAGCTTCATTCAGGCGCTGGTGCAGGACAACAAAGTCCTGATGCAGATCCAGCCGGAGTATATCGAGCAGCTCGAAACACTGCCGCCGAAGCTGCGCGAGGCATGGCTGTATGGCAGGTGGGACGTCTACGAAGGGCAATTCTTTGAGGACTTCCGGGACGATCCGGAACACTACAAAGACCGGCGCTGGACGCATGTCATTGAGCCGTTTGAGATCCCGGACGGGTGGACGATTTGCAGGAGCTATGACTTTGGCTACGGCAAGCCGTTTTCCTGTGCGTGGTGGGCGGTCGACTATGACGGCGTGATCTATCGCATTCTGGAGCTTTACGGATGCACGAAGACACCGAACGAGGGCGTCAAGTGGAACCCGGACAAGCAGTTTGCGGAGATCAGCAGGATCGAGCGGACGCATGCGTGGCTCAAAGGGAAGAACATCATCGGCGTCGCAGACCCGGCGTGCTGGGCGGCGGATCGCGGAGAGAGCATCATGCAGACCGCAGCGAAATACGGTGTATATTTTTCACCGGGAGACAACGAGCGCATTGCGGGGTGGATGCAGTGCCACTACCGGCTACAGTTTGACCCGGATGGATACCCGAGAATGTATGTATTTGCAGGGTGCAAAGCGTTTATCCGGACGATCCCGATGCTCATGTATGACGAGCACAAGGTGGAGGATCTGGATACGAAAATGGAGGATCACTGCGCGGACGAATGGCGGTATATGTGCATGTCGCGGCCAATCAAGCCGACGGTACCGGCAGAAGCACCGCCGGTTCTGTTTGATCCCCTGGACATGATGAAAAGGAGGTAAGGCCATGCTGGCACCACAACTGACGGAAACCGAGAAGCAGACCATGATGACGGAGGTCTTTCTCGGATACAACCACAACCTCGAGCTGGCGGACGGGGAGTTTTACGACATGGAGAATCTGTCGGCGGACGAGTACCCACTGCTCGCGCCGCGGCCAAGGCGGGGGACGGCGCAAGCGATCGATGGCGTGCAGGGGATCTTGGCGAAGGATGCACTGTGCTGGGTGCAGAATCAGGTGCTTTACATCAATGGCGCTTCCATGGAGAGCTACATGCCGTCTGTCAGCATCAGGGCGGGAGAAAAGCAGCTCGTTTCCATGGGCGCGTATCTGTGCATCTTCCCGGACGGGATCTACTTCAACACCGAAAAATACTCCGACAACGGGTACATGGGGCAGGAGAATGTGGTCGACGCATCGAGCACGAACGTGGAAATTTCTCTTTGCCTCGTCGACGGGACGGCGCTGACGGTCAGCTACACGCAGGCCAGCCAGCCGGAGAGTCCGTCGAACGGGCAGTACTGGCTCGACACGTCCGGCAAGCTCCACACGCTCAAGCAGTGGGCAGAGGCAACAAGCCAGTGGGTATCCGTGCCGACGGTGTATCTGAAGCTTTCCGCGAACGGCATCGGGAAGGGCTTTAAGCAGTACGACGGCATCCGGCTTTCGGGGCTGACCGGAAACGAGCAGGTCGAGAAGCTCAACGGCAGCCAGATCCTCTACGATGTGGGCGAGAGCTACCTCGTGATCGTCGGCCTCGTCGACGAGACGACGAAGGTGACGAGCGGGACCGTGAAGACGGCGCGGAAGGTCCCAAGCATGGACTTCATCACCGAGAGCGGGAATCGGCTGTGGGGCTGCAAGTACGGCGTGGCGGACGGAGAGACCGTCAATGAGATCTACTGCTGCAAGCTGGGCGATTTTAAGAACTGGGAGTGCTACCAGGGCGTGTCGACGGATTCATGGCGCGCGAGCTGCGGCACGGACGGAAAGTGGACAGGCGCGGCGACGCTGGCCGACAGTCCGATCTTCTTCAAGGAAGACTGCTTCCATCGGGTGTATCCGTCGGCGACGGGGGCACATCAGGTGGTCGTGCAGAAATGCGCGGGTGTGCAGAATGGGTCGAGCAAGAGCCTGGTCGTGGTGGATGACCGGCTGTATTACAAATCGCGGATGGGCGTTTGCGTGTACGACGGGAGTCTGCCGAGCGAAATCGGAAGCTGCTTCGGGACAAAGTTGTATTACAATGCCGTCGCGGGCGGGGTGCGCGGGAAATACTTCATCAGCATGGAGGATGCGGCGCACAACTGGACGCTGTTCGTCTACGACACGCGAAAGGGCCTGTGGCACAAGGAGGACAGCACCCACACAGAGGACTTCGCGCGGGTGGACGATGAACTGTATTTCCTTGAGGACGGGACGCTCAAAACCGTGTACGGCAGCGTCGGGACGCTGGAAGGCCCGGTAGGCTGGATGGCGGAAACGGGGATCATGACGTATGGACTCGTCGGGAAGAAATACGTCTCGCGCATCAATCTGCGCATGCAGCTGCCGAAGGGGTCGAGCGTCGATTTCTGGGTGCAGTATGATTCAGACGGCGTGTGGCGGCACTGCGGGCACATTGAAGGCCGGGGGCTGCGGACGTTCCTGCTGCCGATCCGGCCCGCGCGGTGCGACCATCTGAAGTTCCGGCTGACAGGAAAGGGCGAGATGAAGCTGTTCAGTCTGGCGCGAGTCCTGGAGGCAGGAAGCGATGCGTAAGACGGGAGGTGCAACATGGGTAGTCTGACACTTGCATACCCGTCGATCGCGGGGAAGACGACGCAGGAGCAGCTGGAGAGCATGCGGCGGTATCTGTGCAGCGTGACCGAGCAGCTGAACCTCGCCGACTGGTCGGCGAAGGCGACGCTGACGGAGATCTCGCAGGCCATAGACGCGGACAGCCTCTCCGAGGCGGAGAAAAAAACGACGCTCTCCGGCTACGGGGCGCTGAAAGCGCTCATCATCAAGACGGCGGACTTCGCCGCGGCAAACTCGGAGACGTGGTCGACGAAGCTGTCCGGCAGCTATGTGGCCATCTCGGACTTCGGAAAGTATCTCGAAAAGACGCAGCTGACGATCGAGGGCAATTCCGTCGGCATCAAACAGCTGTATGACTACACGGCGGGCGTCAACAATCAGTTCTCGGTGAATTCGCAGCAGTATATCAAGACGGGGCTGCTGTATTACAACGACGTGACGCCGGTGTACGGCGTGGGCGTGGGGAACATCGAGACGAAGGTGACGGACGGCGGCGAACGGGTCATCGACCAGACGAAGAACGAGCTGGTGACGGTGACGCCGGACCGGGTGAGCTTCTGGCAGGACGGGAAGGAGGTCGCGTATTTAAGCGACAAGAAGCTGCATTTCCCATCCGGGACGCTGGAGGCGGCGGGGGCGGTGCTGTCGGGGAAGATCACGGCAGCAGCCGACTCGACGTTCGGCCCGTGGACGATCTCGGAAAGCAGCATTTTCCGCAAGGCCAACGAATTTGGGGGCAGCGCAAGCATGTACTTCGGCACGAGCGGGCTTTCCATCAAGGACAAATTCAAGGTCGACGCGAACGGCAAGCTGACGTGCACGGGGGCTGAGATCGGCGGAACAATCAACGCGACGGATCTGAAGCTCGACGGTACGAGCATCCAGACGAAGCTCAAGCAGATCATGGATGAGATCAACATCATCAGCAACGGTCTTGAGATCGCGGGCACAAATTTCTCCAACGGCACGATCGGCGGCGCGGAGGGCAGTCTGCAGTTTACGTCCTCCAGCACGGCGGAATATGCGGTCAATCTGTCCGGCCCGGCGGTGCGCATCAAGTCGACAAAGGGCTCTGTGTATCTGCAGAACAAGGATGAAAGCGCGTGGATCCAGCTGCTCGCAAGCGGGAAGATCATTTTCCATGCAGCATCCATCGAGGGGATCAGCACCGCAACGCCGGTGTTTGGGTGAGGATATGGCGACGTATACGGAAAAATGCTATACCGACAATGGTGGAACGCTGATGGCGACGTTGACCGAAGAAATAGAGGGGACAGAAATTGCGGTCACAGATACGCTGGCCTACAAAACATATGGGAAGGCATATGTTTTTATGATATGCAGAGGCGCAGGGCAGATGGATCGCTGGATCAAGGGCGAAAGCATCAATTTAAACCGGATACAACAAGGCGGCTCCGTGATAAGATTTTACTTTGTCCGTCGCGTTCAAGTTTCAGATTTTGCGTGGACAGACAATGATGATGAAAAAATCAAGGCTGGGCAGCATGTGTCGAATCTGACCGCAGCTGCGATGAATGACTTGTATCAAAAGCTGATCGCTATGAGCGAGCTGACAGGGGTGCGGGCTGATACTGTTCCTACAATTGTGCCTGGGGATACTATAACGGCAAGCATTGTCAGCCAGGCGTTTAATGGGATAGGGGGAGGGCTGCTATATGTCGATGAAGATGCGAGGCAAGCAATGTATGATGGGGTTAAGCATGACAGCATCAAAAAAGGAGCCCCGATTTATGCACGGATACTGCTGAACATGAAGGCCGGAGTAAACAAGCTGATTCAGGCAATGCGGCCATAGCGGCGGAAGGAGATTGAAATGAACATCACAAAGGCAATCGTGCAGCTGCGGGAGCGGCTGATCATGGACATCAACCGGGCGGGGCTGCCGCCGGTCGTGGTGGGGCTTGTGCTGGACGGAATCCGGCATGAGGTCGAGCTGCTGACGGCAGCAGATATGCGGAAGGAGGACACAGAGGATGCAGGCAGAGCAGATGCAGCCGAGAATGCAGAATGACACGGCGAGCGGGCTGACGACGCGGAAGTCCATCGGCGAAGAGCAGGCCAGAAAGGCCATGGACACGCTGCAGAAATACCGGCAGGGCAAGAGTGCGCTGGAGGCGCGGGTCATTGCTTCGGAGGACTGGTGGCGCATGCGCAGCTGGCAGAGGATCCAGAAGGGGAACCAGGAGGACGACAAGTGGACGTCGGCGTGGCTCTTCAACGTCATTATGGGCAAGCACGCGGACGCGATCGCGGCCTATCCGGCCCCGGCCATCCGCCCGCGGGAACCGGACGACCGGGAGGAGGCAGCGAAGCTTTCCTCGGTGCTGCCGGTCATTCTGGAACAGAACGACTTCGAAGAGGTCTATTCCGACAGCCAGTGGACGAAACTCAAGCAGGGGACGCTCATCTGGCATGTGAAATGGGATTCTTCGAAGCTGAACGGACTCGGGGATATCTCGGTGCAGCCGGTGGATATTCTGTCTTTCTTCTGGGAGCCGGGCGTGCGGGATCTGCAGAAGTCGAAGAACATCTTCCTGACGGAGATGGTGGACAACGATCTGCTGCTCGCGAAGTACCCGGAGCTGCAGGGAAAGCTCAATTCCAATCCGCAGATCCAGCAGAAGTACAACACGGACGACGTCATCAGCTTTGACAACAAGTCAATGGTGGTGGACTGGTATTACAAGAAATATCAGAACGGCCGGCAGGTACTGCACTTCGCAAAGCTGGTGGGCGATACGGTTTTGCAGTCGACGGAGAACGATACGGAACAGAAATATGACACGCTGACGCTGCCGGACGGGAGCATTGTGCAGCAGCCGGCCGGGCGGCCCATGGCCGAGACGGGGCTGTATGACGACGGGGAATACCCGTTTGTGGTCGACGCGCTGTTTCCGGTGGAGGGCAGCATTGCCGGGTATGGGTATATCGACATCGGCAAGTCGACGCAGGAGCAGATCGACCGGATGAACCAGGCGATCGTGAAGAACGCGATCATGACGACGACGCCTCGGTGGTTCAAGCGGTCGGACGGGTCGGTCAATGAGCAGGAGTTCGCGGACTGGACGAAGCCGTTCGTGCATGTGGATGGGAATCTGGGGCAGGACAGTCTGGTTCCGATCCAGGTGAACATGCTCAACAGCAATTACATTGCGATCTTGCAGAACAAAATTGAAGAGCTCAAGTGGACGACGGGAAACACGGATGTCAACAACGGCGCGACAAACTCGGGCGTGACGGCAGCCTCGGCCATTGCGGCGCTGCAGGAAGCGTCCGGCCGGAGCAGCAAGGACTCCACAAAGTCGGCTTACCGGGCCTACGCACGGATGATCCGGATGGTCATTGAGCGGATCCGGCAGTTCTATGATCTGCCGCGGCAGTTCCGGATCGTCGGGCAGCGCGGGGCAGAGCAGTTCGTACAGTACAGCAATCAGGGATTGCAGCCACAGACGCTCTACGGCGCGAACGGACAGCCGGACGGGCTGCGGAAACCGGTCTTCGACATTGAGGTCTCGGCGCAGAAGGCGAGCGAGTACACGTCCATGGCGCAGAACGAGCTGGCACTGCAGTTCTTCCAGCTGGGATTCTTCAACCCGCAGATGGTCGACCAGGCGCTATCTACACTGGACATGATGGACTTCGACGGGAAAGACTCAATCATCCAGAAGGTCCAGGAGAACGCGGACCTGCAGCAGCGGCTGGTCGAGTGGCAGCAGCTGGCGCTGGCGTTGGCAGACCGGTACGATCCGGTCATGGGTGAGGGGCTGGCACAGCAGATCCTGAAGGAGGGCGGACAGGCAGTCCCGCAGGCGAGCGCCGCGGCAGCGGAGAAGCCGGAGATCAACACCGGCGAGACGCAGGAGCCGAAGATCGTGGAGAATGCGCGCAAAAAGTCGGAAGAAAGCACGCAGCCGGGATAAGAACCGCCGCTTGCGGCGGCCCGTTCCAGCGAGATTATTTCTGGCTGGCGTGGGGTGAAGTTGGGAAAAGTTTGTGCTACGATGATTTTAGAATAAACGCCAGAAAGGAATTTACAGCATGGAAGGCGAATTCACGGGCGCAGGCGCTCAGACCATGGGCGCAGCTGACGTCGCCGGTCAGCAGAGCGGGCAGGAGGCAGCCGCACAGGCGCAGGTGCAGCAGCAGCCGGTCAACGTCCCTGACGCTCAGGGACAGGGTACACAGCAGGAAGAAACGTTTGACAGTCTGATCCGGGGCCGGTACAAGCAGGACTTTGATTCTGCGGTGCAGAAGGTCGTAAAGCAGCGCGTGCGCGGGCTGAACCAGTACAAGGGGCAGGCCGAGGCGATGGCGCCGATCATCGACCAGCTGGGCGCGCTCTATGGGATCGACACGTCGGACCCGCGGAAGACGGACTTCGCGGCACTGGCACAGCGCTTTTCCGCTGACGAGCGGCTTTACAGCGCGGAGGCCATGGAAAAGGGCATGTCGGCGGACGCCCTCAAAAAGGAGTACGCCGGCAGGGCCGAGAATACGGCCATGCGGCGGCAGCTGCAGGAGTACCAGATGCGAGAAGCCTTCGCCGGGATCCAGGCAGACTTTGCCCGGGATGTGACGGCGCGGTACGGCGCGGACTTTGAGACCGAGATGCAGAACCCGGATTTTGCGCGGCTCATGGGCGCGGGCGTGCCGCCGAAGACGGCCTATGAGGTCATCCACCAGCAGGAGATCGCACAGGCACAGGCGCAGCTGGTGGCGAACCAGGCGCGAGAGAACGTCATGCGGACCATCCAGGCGCAGGGCGCGCGGCCGCAGGAGATCGGATCCGGCGCTGCGGGCGGAGAGAACGTCCCGATGAAAACACACTGGTCACGCGCGGAGGTGGAGGACATGCGCCGCCGCGCGGCAAGAGGGGAACGAGTGATCCCCTGAGAAAGGAGATAAGAAGCTATGTTTAAATCCAAAGTCGGATTTCAGTTTTTTGCTGACGCCGGTACGCTCGTCAACGCGACCGGCAACTATGTAAACGCAGGCACCGGTCAGACGACCGCATTCAGCGGCAACGACACGCTCGCGCCGACCATGAAGACGTTCTACGACACGCAGCTGCTCGAGAACGCACGGCCGAACCTCGTGCATGCGCAGCTGGCAGGCCGTCAGGCGCTGCCGCGCAACCACGGAAAGACCGTCGAGTGGCGCAAGTGGAACACGCTGAAGGACGCGGAGGAGCTGACCGAAGGCGTCATCCCGACCGGCCAGAAGATGGGCCAGACCAGCACGACCGGCGCGATCAAGCAGATCGGCCTGTATGTGACGGTCTCGGATCAGCTGGAGCTGCATGCGCTGGACAACGTCATCCTGGGCGCGACCGAAGAGCTCGGCGCTTCCGCGGGTACGTCCATCGACAAGCGCGTGCGCGACGCGGTCGTGGCAGGCTCGAACGTGCAGTACTGCGACAAGGTCGCAGCGGGCGGCGCGCATACGGCAGTCACCAGCCGTGCAGGCCTCGACCTGACGGCGAAGCTGACGCCGGACGAGGTCAACAAGGCCGTGACGACGCTGAAGAAGATGAAGGCTCCGAAGATCGACGGCAAGTACGTCGCCATCATCCACCCGTCGGTCGCATACGACCTGCGGTCCTCGGACGCATGGGTCGAGGCGCACAAGTATGCAGACGTCACGCCGCTGTTCTCGGGTGAGATCGGCGAGCTGCACGGCGTCCGGTTTGTCGAGACGACGGAGGCGAAGATCTTCAACAACTCGACCTGCCCGGTCAAGACGGCAGCGTCTGACGGAGGAACGGCGGTCTACTACAGTGTGTACGCGACGCTGTTCCTCGGCAAGGACGCATACAAGATGATCGACCCGGAGGGCGGCAATCTTGAGATGATCGTCAAGGGCAAGGACGAGATCGGCGGCCCGCTGAACCAGTTCTCGACCGTCGGCTACAAGGCCGAGATGGCGGCGAAGCTGCTGTACGAGGACCGCATGGTCCGCGTGGAGAGCTGCAGCGCATACTCCGGTACGGACGAAGCCAACTGAGAAAGGAGCACATACAATGGCAACTGAGAAGACCGCTGCGGCGGCTGCACAGGCAAACCCGGAAGACGTGTGGGACGTCATGAAGACGATCTATCTGCCCCGCGGGCAGGAGAACGAGGAGCAGAGCCGCTTTGTGGCGGTAAACGGACGGACGTTCATGGTGCCGAAGGGCAAGGACGTGCAGGTCCCGCTGCCGGTGTATGAGGTTCTGATGAACGCGCGGATGGCGGAGGAGGAAGCCTTCCGCCGCGCGCAGGCGGACAACTGACAAGTAAATGCCCATGACGGCATGAAGCAGAGGAAGGGGCAGAAATGCCCCTTCTTTTGGTAAGGAGGGGACTATGAAAATCAGAGAAGCAATCGAGACGGTCGACCGGTTACTGCCGAACCAGTACGAGACGCCGGATAAGGTCCGGTGGCTGTCGGAGCTGGACGGGATCGTGTACCGGGATATCATCTGTACGCACGAGCACGAGAAGGAACCGGAGCCGTTCACGGGCTATGGGGAGGACGTGGCTCTGGAAACGGAGCTGCTGATCCCGTGGCCGTATGATGAAATTTACCGCTGGTATCTGGGGATGAAGATCTGCGACGCCAACGGGGAGACGACGAAGTATGCAAACGAGGCGGCGAAATACAACAGCTACTATCAGGGGTATTTCAACGCCTACAACCAGGCGTACATGCCGAAGCAGTACGCGACACACTTCAAGCTTTAAGGCGGTGAGACTATGAGCGTATATCGAGTAGAGTCGGGCGGCAGGGCACCGGCGGGGCTTTCGGCCGGCGACGAGGTCGTGACCGGCGGCGGCACGTACCGCATCACGGGCGTGAACGCGGACGGCAGCTACCAGTCGCAGCTGGTAAACAAGAACCAGACGACGCGCAACTATGGCGGAAGCTACCAGACCCGGAACAGCCCCTACACCATGTCCGGTGTTTCGGACTACACGAGAAGCAAGCTGAACGGACTGGAGGGAGGCTATATGCCGTCGGGCAGCGTGCAGGCGGCGCAGGCGTATCTGGAGCAGGTAAAGGCCAGCAAGCCGGGCGCGTATCAGTCGCGCTGGGACGATGAGCTGACGAGCCTGTATGACCAGATCCGGAACCGGAAGAAATTCAGCTATGACATGGGGACGGATCCTCTGTACCAGCAGTACCGAGAGCAGTATCAGCGTCTCGGGCGGCTTGCCATGCAGGACACGATGGGGCAGGCGGCGGCACTCACGGGCGGCTATGGCTCAACCTACGGTGAGCAGGTGGGCCAGCAGGCATACAATGCGTATCTGCAGAACCTCAACGACATCGTGCCGCAGCTGCAGCAGCAGGCATACCAGCGGTATCAGGATGAGGGGACGGACCTTTATAACCAGTACAGCCTCGTGAAGGGCCGGGAAGACACGGACTACGGCCGGTACCGGGATACGGTCAGCGATTATTATTCGGATCTTTCGGATGCGCGGAGCGCGTACAACTCGGAGCGGTCGCTGGACCAGAGCCAGTGGGAGACGATGCTGAACTACTGGGCGCAGAAGGCCAACAACGAAAACGCTGCCTACCTGCAGGCGCTGGCGGCGGAGCAGGCGGCAGCGAAGGGCTCCGGCGGCGGTGGCGGCGGAGGAAGCAGCTCTGCGGGGCTGAACCTCATCAACGGCTACGGGAACCGGAACGAAAATGTGTCCATGCTGGACGCAAGCTACAGGGGCGTGATGCAGACGATCTCGACGCTGCTGGCGCAGGGAAAGACGGAGCGGGCCTATGATGAAGCCGTGAACGCGCGAAGCCAGATGAGCAAGCAGCAGTGGAACAACCTTGCGAATCTGATCTGGGAGCGCACGGGGCAGAAGATCGACAGCGGCGTCAGCTATAAGCAGGCGAAGGTCTCAAAGAGCAGGAAATAAGGAGGACGGAATGAGCCTTATCTCGAAGAAGAAATTTATGAACGGCATCGAGAAGAACCAGTCGAAAGCGGCTGGTTCTTCCGGCGGGCTTATGAACCGGACGGATTTTGTAGCGGGTGTACAGAACGGGAACGAGGAAATGCGCAGACGGCAGGCGGCGTTTGAGGCGTATCGCGCCGCTGTGCAGCTTTATTCCAGAGATGGCGGGAGCGGGCAGAAAAAGGCGGAGAGTGCGGGGGCGGCAATCAGCGGGAAGGTATCGCAGCAGGAATACAGCCGGTCTTCCGCGATGCAGACACAGTATGGCTCATACCAGAATTACCTGCGCGGCGTGGAGGCGGCGCAGGGGCGGCAGCTTGGGCTGATGGCACTGCAGCAGCAGAGCGCGGCGCTGGGAAACGCGTTCCGCCCGTCGGTAAAGAGCCAGATGGACGATGTGAATGCGGCGGTCGAGCGGGCGCGGGCGATGAAGACCGTGGAGCGGGACCAGGTGCGCGGCATGCGGCGGACGTCGAAGCTGCTGGAGGGCGAGATCTACAATCGCGAGGTCGAGCAGGCGGACACGCACTTTTCCGGGACGGGTCTGTCTGAAAACGGAAAGAGCGTGACGCAGCTGCAGAACGAGATCGACGCGCTGCAGGAGCGCAAGGCGCAGGTCGACAGTCAGAGCGTGCTGGCCCGGGCACAGGAGGCGATCGGGAACCTGAGCGAGGAAGACCAGAAGCTGCTCCGGCAGTACCGCGGGAAGGAGCTGAACGGGTACAGCGTGCGGGCGTATGCAAAATACGACGCGAAGACGGCGCTGAACGAGAAGGGCTATGACGACGAGAAGCTGAAGCAGCTCGCGGAATGGCAGAAGGTGCTCGACGACTATGAGAACGCGCAGAAGCTTGATGCGGCGGCACAGGAGATCGGACAGCGGTCGCCGGTGGGCGGCACGCTGCTCTCTGCGGCGCTGGCACCGGGGAAGGCGCTGGGCAATGTGGAATCGCTGCGCGGCGTATTGCCAAGCTGGGCGGGCGGCTATCAGAACGAGGATATGCCGACGAACGTATACAGCCCCGCATACAACGCGACGCGGCTGTCCTCCGGGATCCGTGGGAGCGTGATGCAGGGGATGAACCCGACGGGGCAGTTTCTGTATCAGGCGGGCACGTCGGCACTGGACAGTGCGGTCAACATGGCGGTCTCGACGGGGCTCGTGGGAACCTTCGGCGGCGTGGCCGGTGCGGGGGCGAAGGACGCGGTTGCGGAGACGATGAACTGGGTGATGGGCTCGCAGGTCGCGGCGGACTCCGTGTATGAGGGGATCCAGAACGGGAAATCCAATCAGGAAGCCTTGATCGACGGCATTGTCGAGGGCGCGATCGAGGGCTCCACGGAGAAGCATTCCGTAGGCGATATCATTGAGAACATGCTGAGCGGCAAGGCCGTGTGGAGGAAGGCGCTGCGGTCGTTTGCGTCGGAAGGCGCGGAAGAAATCGCGTCCAACTGGCTCAACCGCGCGTATGATGTGGTAGCGAAGCATGACCGGGGTGAGGTCATGTCTGCCTACGCGGCTTACATTGCGGACGGCAAGACGCCTGCGCAGGCGCTGGCGGCGATGGTTGGAGACTTCGCAAAAGAAGACAGCCTTTCGTTCCTTGCGGGCGGCCTGTCCGGCCTTGCCATGTCCGGGACGTATGCGGGCGTGAACCGCGTGATTCTGGAGGCAAACGTCACGCAGACGGCCAGAGCGGTCATCGAGGCGGGCGAAGTGCAGGACGTCATCGACTATGGCATGGCGCAGGAGGAAGGAACACGGGCGCACCAGCTGGCCGAGGAACTGCAGCAGACCGTGGACGATGGCGGCGAGGTGACGCAGAAGGCCGTGGAGAACACGCTGCGTGAGGTGGCGAAGGAGCAGCAGGCGGCCGTGGACGAAGGGCAGGAGCCGCGCGTGCCGGAGACGCTGACCCGGCTCGAGCAGCTGCAGGAACAGGCCCGGCAGGAGCAGGCGCAGACCGAGGCGGACGAGAAGACATTCCAGATCTACAAGAGCGCTGCGGAGACGGCACAGGAAAACCAGAGGCTTGCACAGCAATATCAGCAGGAGCAGGAACAGAGCCGCGCACAACAGTCTGTACAGGCCGTTCAGCAGGCCCAGCAGGCGGCGCAGCGGCAGTACGACCAGGACAGCTTATTCGCGCCAATTCCGGGGACAGAGAACATGGGAGAGTTGGATCCGGTACAGTATGCCCAGCGGCAGACGGCGGACGCGGAGCAGGCGCTCGATGAAGCCGCGCTGCAGCAGGAGGAACAGTATCTGCAGACGCAGGCCAAGAGAGCGGGCTACGACGAGCAGACGGCGGCGTACTTCCTGAACGGGAACACGACGGGCATGCCGGCGGAGCAGTATGCGCAGAGCTTCGGGCAGGTCTATGAGCAGGGCAGACTCGGCGCGAGTGAGCAGCGGGCGATGCGCTACGCCGAAGGAATGAATCAGGACGTGGCGGCAGCCGCCTATCGAGCGGGCCTTGCCACAGGGCAGAAAGGGGTAAACAATGGCAGTATCGAGGTTACTGATGAAGGACAAGTCGGGCAGGCTGGTCAGCGTGCCGAAGGACAGGCTGGAGGCGTTCGCCAAAGAACAGCGCAGCAGCAAAGAGCTGACGCCGGAAGAAAGAGAGCGCAGGGTGCAAGAGATCTCGCAAAGGCTTGGGATGAAGTAACGCTTTCGGATCTCGGTTTCGGAGAGAACAATGCGCAAAAAGTGCGCGTCATGCCGAAGGGACAAGAGGCCAGAAGCGAGGATATCCAGGCGGCGGAAAAGTTCTTCCGGTCGATGGGCGTGCAGAACGCGCGGTTCTTCACCGGGCAGCTGGCGCAGGAGATCGATGGGCAGACATTTTATGCGGACGCTGCCGTGACGGAGGACGGCTCCGTGCTCATCCGGGCGGACAGCGAGGAGTATTCTGCGTTCGAGCTGGCGAAGCACGAGGGGTATCACCTGCTTGTCAAGCGCTGGCCGGAGATGGCGGCGAAGATCCAGAAGCGGCTGCTGTCAGAAGGCAAGATCACAAAGGAGATGATCGAGAGCTATGTGGACGCATACGCCGGGATCTACGGTGACGACACGGACGCCTACGTCGAGGAGATCATCGCGGATACCTACGCCGGCATGAACCGCACGGACTACGGCACGAACAAGCTGCGCGCGGACGTGAAGATGGAGGCCGGCCAGTGGCAGAAAAAATCCGGCAGCGCGAGAGCGCCGCCGGCGAAATACAGTATGGTCGGGCGTGGAGAAAACGGACTGAAAACGTATAAGAGCGATTTTTCCAGTGACATGACAATGGACGAAAAGCGCGAGTATATGTACAGGCTCATTACAGAAGCGTGGGATGAAAAACCCCTCAACCTGACGGTCTTGGAGGACGGGAAAGAAAAACAGATAACGGCTAGGTTTGATGGAGAAGCAAACGGACAGACATTCGCTGGGAAGATGGCGTATGGGAACAGACGAGGGAGCAGGACGGAGCGCTTGATTACGCTGAACCTTGCAAACGACATCTGGGAAATCGCGAGTGAATCGATGTACGACAACAGCAAGAGCGGGACAAAACAAACGCAGGCCCATGACGGAACAGAGCGTTGGAGCTATTTCACGAATGCAATCAATTATGTGGATGAAGCACAGCCGAACCGGAATGGAACGTATGATTTCAATCTGGACGTAATGAGACGGGAAGATGGAGATTACGTCTACACGTTTTACCTCAAAAAAAGAAGAACCGACGCCCCCCGGACTTTCGCTGCCGGGGTCAGCAGCAAAAATGCCGCCAACGCAGGTTCTTCTAAGAACAGTATATCCAAAACGGGAGAAACTGTCAAGAAAAAGTTCTCAATGAGCAGTCCTGCCGAGAGAACAAAGGATTTCGTGGCGCTGCATAACAAGGATTGGAACGTTATCAGAGACGCAGCCTTGAACTGGGGTGGGATTCCATCCCCGTCTATTGCTATTGTGGACGCACAAAAGGGACACACCAAGTACGGGAACACCAGCATTGTTTATCCGCGCAAGACAATCGACCCGGAAACTGATAGCCGCAATAAAGTCTATGGCGGCGACGCCTGGACGCCGACGCACGAGAACGCACAGGTGGAGTACGAGGTGGACTACAACACCAAGCACGACTTTGAACGGAAGGTTCAGGAGCTGGCCAAGAATGTGGCGGGCGGCATGTTCTCACAGAGCAGCGTGCTGGGCATGAATGGCATCGAGGATGTGACCAGATTGACGATGCCGGAGATCGCGGAGAAGCTGGGCAGGAACGACGCGGTGAAGGCGGCGTACCTTGCCAGCACCGGCGGGGACGTGGAGACCGTCTACAAGACCCGCGAGTATGACCGCTTTGGCAACACGGCGCTGCAGAGATACATTGCCAAGGTAGACCCGCAGGAGCTGGCTGGGCTGTATGTGAAGCTGGAGACAGGAGAACGACTGACGGCGGAAGAAATGAAACCGGCGGAGGACGCTATCCGGGAGACCTACGAGGAGAAGCACGCGAACATTCTGAACCGGAGACCGTGGGGCAAGGCTAAGAAGATCGCCTACTACATGGAGAACAACGTGTTCCCTAACCGGGTGGAGGACTTTATCCGGCACGCGCAGGAACTCTATAACGAGGGCGGCGGCGCCGAGATCGACCGAATGGCCACACGGGAGAACCTGCTGAAGGCTGCGGACAACAAGACCGTGGCTGCGTGGGCTGAGGGACAGCTTCAGGGCTTGCTGGGCAAACTGGGCATCTATAACGGCAAGGATGTCGTGACCGATTCCGGCAGAAGAAGTTTCGCTGAGACCCACTGGGACTACACGGCGGAGAACATCGTGAAGGCTATGAACATGGCGGCGGACAAGGGCGCGAACATGTACGGCGTGACTCCTGAGACGCTGGCGGCAGTCGCCACGCGGGAGTACAAGACCGTGGACGAGATGCATGCGGACGAGGTACGGTTGCGCACCGTGAGCGAGGAAGATCACGCAAGAGCGCTGCGAGACCTTGGCATCTACCTTGACCGGGTGGTGAACGACCTGATGCTCACAACGATGCACCGGTATGACAACAGCTTTGAGGAGGAGCAGAACCTGAGCGGCATCATCGTGGAGGCGGCAAAGGGAAAGAAGACCGCGGCGGCGGTGAAGGCGGCGTTCCGCAAGGAGGGCTACACCATATCCGACGGACATGTCAAGAGCATCCTGTCGCTCCTCGACCGCGCGGCAAACATCCCCACGAGCTACTACGAGGCGAAGCCACAGCGAGTAGTCCCGTTTGGAGAGGCAGTAGCCATCATTGCGCCAGACAGCACACCGAGACAAGAGGTAGAAGCAGTAGAACGCGCGACTGGAACAAACGTCATCTTGTACAAAGAAGGGGACGATGAACAGAGATTAAAAATCCTGAACGGCCTCAACGGGGTACGTTTTTCCGCGCAGGACGGGCGGTATCGGGATCTGATGGGGGAGAAGGCTGCGCAGTATGTGCGGCGGCTGGAGGCCCGGATGGTAAACGAACTGGCGGAGAATCTGAGTGTGCCGGGGCAGGCGAAGCGGGAGGTTTTGCGGCCGATGGCAGAAGAGGCGCTGCGGTCGTTCTTTACGGACGGGCAGCTCGACCGGACGAAGCTGAACGATCTATTTGAGACAGCCTACCAGGCGGGCATCGAGGAGGATACGCAGTACATCGAGCAATACGGCGACCTCAAGAAGTTCATCCGGGATCAGAAGATCTCGATCTCCGAGACGGACCGGCAGGACATTGCGGACTACAACCTGTTCCGGAAGGCAGCAATGGGAACGCTGACGATCAGCAAGGACGGCTTGCCGGTGGACGTGGCGTATCAGCAGCTGCAGGAGATGGCGCCGGAGCTGTTCCCGGCAGACATTACCGCGCCGAGCGACCAGCTGATGCAGATCTACGATGTGGCGCGCGGCATTCAGAAGGTACAGAAGACGCTGGATGAATACTACGGGCAGCAGGCGGCGAGCTTCAAGAAGTGGCAGCAGGCAAATTTCACGGAATCCATCGACCGGCTGACGAGCGGGCTGCGCGTGGCGCAGTGGTATCTGGACGCTCAAAACAAGGCCAAAGAAAAGCTTGCTATTCCGCAGACAGCGGAAGAAACGAAGCAGATGTGGGCGCAACTGAAGGATGCAAGGCGAGTGGTCGAGAAAGCGCAGAGCAAGACGCTGCTGACGGAAGCCGACCAGAAGATCGTGAACCGGCTGCTGCGCGGGGAGACAAGCCCGGATTATGTGGCAGGGCTGGAAAACGGGCAGCAGATCCTGAAGGTCTACGAGGCAAAGGCTGACTACGATATGCTGGCGCTGAAGCTCAAGGCATGGAACGCGCAGCGCAAGCAGGGGCTGCGGGACTTTGCCGAGCAGGCGCTGACGGAAGCCGAGGCCGTCAAGTGGGTCGACAAGGTTATGGGGATCCAGTACCAGCGCGAGACGATGGAGCGGAACATCCGGGATATCGCGCGGAAGGGGAAGGTCTCTGACGAAAAGGCCAATGCGTTTATCAACAAGTATTTCTGGCCCGTGCATGAGAACGAGAGCAAACGCAAGAATTACCTCGTGCAGCAGCAGAATAGGATCCGGGCGCTGGGACTCGACCGGCAGGTACGGAAGGGAAATCTGGTATCCGAGAGCTATGCGGTGCAGTGGCTGGGCGAGGCGGAATTCAACCGGGACTATCTCAAGCAGCATCCGCGTGTCGAAAGGCGCGGGGGGATGGCGTTTGACGAGTGGAACGCGGCCATTCAGGAATTCGAGAAGCAGAACCCAAATCTGGATCTCGGCAAGGTGCGGGCAGCCGTGAAGGTTTTCCATGAGGTCTACGACAAGCTGTTCCAGGATATGAACCGGGTGTGCATTGAGAACGGCTATGAGCCGGTCAATTATCTGCAGGGATATTTCCCACACTTCCAGGAGAACGAGGAAGGCGGCAGCATTCTGCAGAAGTTCGCAAGGGCGGCCGGGATCGAGGGCGATGTGTCGCCGCTGCCTGCGACGATCAACGGCCTCACGGCAAACTTCAAACCCGGCATCCGGTACATGGCGAATATCCAGAACCGACTTGGCTACGCGACGGCGTATGACGCGCTGCAGGGCTTTGACCGGTATATCGAGGTCGCGACGGACGTGATCTTCCACACGGCGGACATTCAGCGGCTGCGGGCGCTGGCGACGCAGATCCGGTATCGGGCATCGGACGAAGGGCTGAAACAGCGGATCGACGCGATCATGATGAACCCGTTCCTCAACCCGGACGAAGCCAACGAGCAGGTGACGAACCTGACGAAGGAGGGACGGTATGGGCTTTCCAACTTCGTGGATGAGCTGGACGAATACACAAACCTTCTGGCGGGAAAGAAGTCGCGGCTCGACCGGGGCATGGAGAAGACGTTTGGGAGACGATTCTACAACGTCATGAAGAAATTCGAGTCCCGCGTGGGCGCGAACATGGTCGCGGCGAACGTAGGATCGGCGCTCACGAACTTCATTCCGATCACGCAGGCGTGGAGCCAGGTGTCGACGGCGGATGTGCTGCGCGGCATGTGGGATACGCTGAAAAACTACAAGACGGCGGACGGGCTGGATTCTGCGTCGACGTTCATCAACAACCGCAGCGGCTACGGGCGGTTGGCCATGAGCACGCTGGATAAAGTCTCCGCCGGTGCAGGTTGGCTGATGGAAGCCATCGACACGTTTACGACGGGGAGCGTCGTCCGTGCGCGGTATTACCAGAACCTGCGGCGGGGCATGAGCGAGATGAGCGCGATGCAGGAGGCAGATCAGTTTGCGTCCGGCATCATGGCAGACAGGAGCAAGGGGTCGACGCCGACGCTTTATTCCGCGCGGAACCCGCTGGTGAAGCTGTTCACGCAGTTCCAGCTGGAGGTCAACAACGAACTGAGCTGGATCTTCAAGGATATGGCGCAGGAGGAGCGGAAGAAGGGTATGGCGGCGCTGGCGAAGGCCATGTTCAAATTCCTCATCGGCGCGTGGATCTACAATGAGTTCTACGAGAGCATTGTTGGCAGGCGCGCGGCGCTGGATCCGCTGGATATCATCAATGATACGGTCGGAGATTTCACGGGGTATCAGCTGCCGAACACGGTACAGGCGGCAGTATCCGGGAAATGGGACTTCACGAAAGAGAAGCCTGGCACGTATCAGGCGATCAAGAACCTTGAGGGGAACATCATTTCTGAGTTCCCGGGCACGCAGGCGCTGACGATTCTCGGTGTGGATGAGGCGCTGGGGCTGGACATTGACAGCGGCAGGATCGCCGTGGCGTCGGCCATCCCGAACCTCGGAAACATCGAGAAGGCGCTGCTGGCAAAGAACGAGGACATGGCGCCTGCGAAGAAGGCACAGACCATCGGAAACGAGCTTATGAAGCCGGGCCTGTATTTGGCGACGCCGTTCGGCGGAGGACAGGCGAGAAAGCTGATCCAGGGCGGCGTGGCGGCATGGAAAGGCGGCAGCTACTCGGTCGACAACGAGGGGCGCGACATCTTACAGTATCCCGTGTATAACGACAATCCCGCAGACCGGGCGAAGAGCTGGGCGCAGGCGCTGCTGTTCGGCAAGACGGCGACGGAAGAGGCGCAGAGCTGGGTGGAGAGCGGGTTCAAGTCGCTGTCCGCGAAGGAGACTGCCGCCTATCAGGGCATGACCGAGGGAGGCGAGGACCAGCGGGAGACCTATGCGTTCATCCAGGCGGCGCGGAAGCTGGAGAAGAACTATGACAAGATGATGCTGCTGAAGGCCTATGATATCAGCGATGAGGCGAAGGCAGAGTATTATTATCAGGTCCTTGCCGGGGATACGCAGAAGGCGGAGATGGAGCCGAAGAGCACGCAGGAGCGAATCGACTACATGCACGAGAAGATCCAGGACGCGCAGGACGCGAAGCAGAAGCAGGATCTCAAGGACGCCGTCGCCGCCGGGACCGTGACGCAGGAGAAGGCGATTCAGAAGATCCTTGCGAACGACTACGCCGAGGATGAGAACAAGGCGTACTGGCTCTACAAGGAGTGGACCGGCGGGAAGGACTATACGAAGTACGGCAAGATCCTGCAGACCATCGAAGATGGCGGGGATCTGAAAGCGGCGGCAAAGGAATACTTCGACCACGGAGTCGAGAAGGGCGATATCGGCGACGCGATCACGACGGAATACAAGCCGAAGTACATTGCGGCCTCGCCTGAGGAACGGAAGAAGCTCAAGGAGAAGCTGCTGGCAGCCTATACGGCGGTCGGCTTTGACAGGAGCAAGAAGTCGAAGGACATTGACAAGTGGCTGAAGGAATGATGAGCGGGCCGGGGCGAAAGCCCCGGCTTTGCTGCGCGTGGGGTGAATCCGGCGCGGGGGTCTGCTACACTGGATGAAAAGGAGGGATGCGGTATGGCGACGCCAATTCCGGGGGCTTATCCGAGCCCGAGGATCGACAAAGGGGTACTGCGGTGGTACGAGGGAGACACATTCTCGATCGTGCTGCGGTTCGACCTGAAGGACCAGGACGGCGAGGCCGTCACGATCGGGACGACGGACAGCATGGCGATCGTGTTTCTGGACGATACGCGGCAGACCGTCCACACGTTCAGCTTTGCGAAGGTGGAGAATGACCAGGTCACGCTGAACTTCGACGCGACGGTCACGGCAAAATTCACGAAGGGAAAGTACACCTACGATATCCGGTACACGCACGGCGACAAGACGACGCTGGCGAGCAGGAACCGGGCGTTCGTGGAGTAAGGAGCAGGTATGAGGGTAGAGATTCCGAATCAGATCACGGTGACGATCGGAGGGCTGATCTCCCGCGGGGTGAAGGCCGTGGAGGTCACGGACGCGGGGAAGCTGATTTTCACGCTGACGGACGGCAGCACGATCGATCTTGGCTCGGTCATGGGCCCGCAGGGGCCGAAGGGTGAGACCGGCGCGACCGGCCCGCAGGGGCAGACAGGGCCGCAGGGCGCGAAGGGCGACACCGGAGCGGCAGGCGCGAGCGTTGTGTCGCTCACGAAGAAATCGCAGAGCGGGACGACGGCGACATACACGATGACGCTGTCGGACGGCAAGGAATTTGATTTTGACGTCGAGACCGTCAAGGGCGAGAAGGGCGACACGGGCGCGAAGGGTGACACCGGCGCACAGGGCCCGAAGGGGGAGCCCGGCTCGCAGGGGCCAAAGGGCGAGACAGGCCCGCAGGGCGAGCAGGGACCGAAGGGCGACACCGGCGCGGCAGGCGCGGAAGGCCCAAAGGGAGCGACCGGAGACACCGGCCCGAAGGGGGAACCCGGCGAAAAGGGCGAGAAAGGCGAGAAGGGCGACACGGGCGCGCAGGGCCCAAAAGGAGACCCGGGCGAAACCGGCCCGCAGGGGAAGACCGGCCCGCAGGGCCCGGCAGGCCCGACCGGCCCGAAGGGCGATACGGGAACGGGCTTTACGGTCAAGGGCTATTACGGCTCGGCCTCCGCGCTGCAGGCGTCGGTCAAGAATCCGGAGGTAGGCGACGCCTACGGCGTGGGCGCGGCTGCACCTTATGACATTTACATCTACGACGGCGTGACGAATGCGTGGGTCAACAACGGGCCGCTGCAGGGCGCAAAGGGAGACAAGGGAGATCCGGGCGAACAGGGGCCGAAGGGCGAACCGGGCGACACCGGCCCGGCGGGCGCAAGCGGAACGGACGGCATAACCCCGAGCATCGGCGAAAACGGAAACTGGTATCTCGGGACGACTGACACGGGAAAGCCTTCGCGCGGCGAAAAAGGAGAAAAGGGAGACAAAGGCGAAAAAGGCGACAAGGGCGAGCCCGGCGCGGACGGAACGCCGGGACGGGACGGTACGGACGGTCAGGACGGCGCACAGGGTCCGGCAGGCGCAGACGGCGAACCGGGGCAGGATGGCACGACCTTTACACCATCTGTATCCGCAGACGGCATTCTCAGCTGGACGAATAACGGCGGGAAGGAAAATCCGGCCAGTGTGAATATCAAGGGGCCTGCAGGGGAAGCGGGACCAGGTTCGGAGTTGTTCTATGTCGGCTGCGGTATTCATGCCGAGGATACTTATGATCAAAGTGTCACGCACACCAAGACATATGACGAAATCCTTGCAGCTTATAAGGCTGGGAAAGCGTGTTATGCAAGAGTGAAACTCTTTGGGGAATACAATACGAACCTCCTGCTTCTTCCGCTTGCGGAAGTGGATGAAGCGTTTGGGTATGTCAATTTTGCATTGACAAAGATGACGCAGGGCGATACGTCGGAAGAACTGATGATTTGTTACGTCCATATTGACTCGGATGGCAATGCAGAAGGCTACTGGGGTACACGGTATACGCTATCCGGCAGCGAGAAATTCCTGCCGAGCGTCACAGCGGCCGATAATGGGAAGTTTATGTGCGTTGCGAACGGGGCGTGGAGCGCCGTCACGGTGCCGGATGCGGAAGGAGGGTCTTACTGATGTCACGATGTATGACGGACACGGATAATCTGACTGCAGTTGCCGACGCGATCCGCACCAAAGGCGGAACGTCCGCGCAGCTGGTCTATCCGGCAGGGTTCGTTTCCGCGATTCAGGCAATTCAGACCGGCGTCACGCCGAAGTTGGTCGTGACCACCGCTGCGGGGGCGGCTGTCACAGCGATAAAAGGCTCAAAAACAGTCAGCGGAACTGCCGGAACAGACGGAACATGCACGCTGGAAATCCCGGAGGCGGGAGAATGGAGCGTAACGTCAACAGCAAACGGGCTGAGCGACACGCAGAGCATCGTGATCGGAACGCAGAGCATGTCGATGTTTTCGGTCGATCCGGTTTTTGCAAACAACTCCTGGGCGGGCGTTGTAATGGCCTGCCGCAGAGGAACCGTGCCCTCCACATGGGTCGTAGGCGACAGCATGCCCATGACGATCGGTGGTACAGACTATCAAGTTGATATCATCGGAAAGAGTCATGACGACTATTACGACGGCTCAGGCAAGGCTCCGCTGACGTTCCAGTTACATGACTGCTACGGTACGGGGTACGGCATGAATGACACAGAAACGGTCGTAGGTGGCTGGAAGAGCAGTAAAATGCGCACAGAGTATCTGCCGTCTATTCTGGCGCTTATGCCGGAAGGCGTTAAAAACGGTGTCCGGGAGGTCAGCAAGAAGAACGCAGCAACAGCATTTTCTATTGTAACTTCGGCGGATAAACTGTTTCTGCTCTCGGAAATTGAGATTTTCGGCAGCCGGGTCGTATCCGCTGCAGGCGAGGGAACGCAGTACAGCTATTATGCGAATGGTAATATGTCTGGCGGAAAAAAGGTGAAGACGATGAACGGCGCTGCCGCGACGTGGTGGCAGCGGTCACAGAACTTTGCAGGCGCAGGCGGCTTCGGCTTTGTCGGACAGCAGGGCGGCACAAACGGCGGCGATATTACAAATCTGTACGGCGTGAGTTTCGCATTCTGCTTTTAAGGAGGAGATCGTATTATTTATAAAACAAACAGAAGGGAGAAAACCAATGACAACAGAAGAGCGCGTGACCGAGGTGGAGCAGCGGGCGAAAAGCAACTCGCACCGCATTGACGAAATGCAGTCCGACCTCAAAAACCTCACAGAACTCACAGCCAGCGTCAAGGTGCTGGCGACCAAGCAGGAGAACGTCGAATCCGACGTCCGGGAGATCAAGACCGACGTTAAGGCCCTGACGGAGAAGCCCGGCAAACGCTGGGACGCCATCGTCGCGGCGGTCGTGACGGCCATTGTCGCGGGCCTCGTCGGCTGGGCGCTGGCCCATGCGGGACTGGGATGATATGAGCACAAAAGGAAAGTGGAGCAAGGGCGAAATGTCGCGCACGATCGTCGTGTACTGCATCAAGGCCCTAACGCTGACGCTGATCTGGGCCGTCGCGCTGGAGACAATCGCCGTGCTGTTTTCGCTCGAAATCGATCTGACCGCCGTGCTCACCTTCGCCGCTGCGGCCTTCGGCGGGGAGCTCCTGCTGCTGGCCTTCAAGCGCGTATTCGCAAAGAAAAATGAACCGGTAGAATAACGAAAGGGGTACACAAAAATGGAAAACATCAAGAAGCGGCTCGGCAATCTGCTGAGCGTCAAATCCTTCGTCACGATCGGCCTGACCATCATCTTTGCCGTCCTCGCCCTGCGCGGCGATATTACCGGCAAGGACTTCCTGACCATCTTCCTGACGGTCATCACGTTCTATTTCGGAACGCAGAGCCAGAAAGCGCAGGACGCCATCGATGCGGCAGGCAAACCGCAGGAGGACGCGCAGAAATGAGCATCATGAAAGCGTCCGAGCTTGTCAGGCGGCATATTGACGTCGCAAAGAATTACAAGACCGTGTACATGTGGGGCTGCTTCGGCTCGCCCGTAACGAATGGCATTATCACGGAAAAGGCGAACCAGTACCCGGACTGGTATACCGGCGGCAGAGTCGCATATCTGCGCAGCCTCATCGGAAAAGTTGTCTATGGCTTTGACTGTGTAAACCTGACAAAGGGCATTCTTTGGGGCTGGAAGGGCGACAAAAACGCCTACCACGGCGGTGCCCGCTACGCCGGAAACGCCGTCCCGGACGTCTCCGCAGACGGTATGATTGCCAAGTGCAAGGACGTATCCGCATCCGGCTGGGACAAGCTCGTCCCAGGCGAAGGCCTGTGGATGCCCGGCCACTGGGGCCTGTACATCGGAGACGGCTTGGCCGTTGAGTGTACGCCCATCTGGGATAATGGCGTGCAGATCACCGGCGTCGGCAACATCGGCGTCAAGGGCGGCTACAACAGCCGTGTATGGCAGAAGCACGGCAAGCTCCCGTGGGTGGACTACGACACGGAAACCGTCGATAAGGCCGTCGAGGACGCCAAGAAGACCATCAAGGCAAAGGCCGGACTTGCGGACAACACGATCAAATATCTCGCCGACTACAAGTACGGCGATGATCTCCTGAAAAAACTGGCTGCTGCCATGAGATAAAACCTGCCAGGACAGCGGGCCGAAGGGAGTGACAGCAAATAACTGCGCGGCTGGCTCTGCCGAAGGAGCTGGAACACCTCACGCGCAGCGACT